CTACACCCAGGCCATGCATGGCTCGGCTGCCATCTGCGCGGCGGGCGGCGTCGTGGCGTGGCTGACCATGGGGTAGCGGAATGCGGGCGACGCGTGGGCGGCGAGGGCCACGCGAGCGCGACCGAGTTCATCCCCGCGGTGCCACCAGGGTTCGCCTGCGCGCGCAGGTTGGCGGCGTAGCCCCGGCCCGCCGGCCGGTAACTGCTTTGACAAATCGGCGGTCGATGCGGCCATGGAGTGGGCTCTCCTCATCGGGAGCCGCCCGAAGGGCGGAAAACGCCGCACCATCAAAACACCATCGCCGCACCTTCCTGCAGCATCCCGGCTCTCTGCCCGCCTCGCTCGCCCGGATCGCCGCCGCCTCGACGGCCGCCGCCTCGACGGGACGGGCGACGCACGTTCGATTTTGGACAACTGCCCGACGCGTTCGCGCCACCCGAGGGACGAATCACCCGCCACCCTCGGCCACCCTCGGCCACCCTCCGGCCACCCTCGGCCACCCTCCGGCCACCCTCCAGCCACCCTCGAGGGTGGCCGATCGGTCCCTCGCGAACTCGCGATTTCCTGAGGAAATCGTGCACTCGGCGGGGGTCGGCCACCCTTGCCACCCTTGCCACCGTCGTGATCACGCCTTTCCGCACTCCGACCAGCCTTCCGCGAGCCACTGCACTCTGTGTGCCACCGTGCAAATCGTGAGTCATCCGCGAGTGTAGCGCGCCAGATGGTTTGAGATTCGTGGCGCCAGATGGTGTGAGACAGACCCGGAATAGCCATACCTCCGACCGTGGCACGCCTTTTGATCTCGCACAATGGCCGTCGGAATGATCACACGCCGCCGATGCGAAGCGAGTTCAGAAGGGTCTGATTCTTGCCCGCCGCCAGCCACCCGAACCCGATCCCGCTACCGGCCGTCAGCCACGCCAGGGCATAGAGACTGTTCGGGAGCCGCGCCGCGTAGTGACGCGTCCAGGTCGCTCCACCGTCGACCGAGCTGTAGAGGCTGGCATCGTCGCACACGGCCAGGATGACACCGCCAGGAGCGCAGACCATCGCTCGGACGGTCGACCCCACACCAGCGAGCAGAGCCCAACCCGCCGAGCTGTACATCTGCCCCCCGGAACCAGCCACGAGGAAGAGGGGGCCATAGGCGCACGCCGCGTACAGCGTGTCGTAGGCACCGGGGATCGGAGTCGGTGCCCACGTGACGCCGTTGTCGACCGAGGTAAGCACCTGGGCCGGAGCGCCGTCGGCAGTCGCGAGCAGCGTGCCAGTGACGGCGTTGTAAGCGAGCGCGTGCAGATTCGCCCCGAGAGAAATGTTCCCCATTGATGTCCAGGCGCCGGTGGGGTCGGCCGCCTTGATGCACAGTCCGTCGTTGCCGACGGCGATCCAACCGAAGGCGGCGTTGTAGATGATCGCATTGATGTCTTCTGGCACGTCATAGAAATTCTGGACCCACGTGATCCCCTTGTCGTTAGACCACCAGAGAGCCGCCTTACCGGACCCACCGCTGGCCTTCCCCACCGCGACCAGCATATTGCCGGCAACGTTGTACGCGAGGCCGGTGATATCGGGATGCCCGCTGACCGGATCTGCGAGCTGCTGGGGCACCGTCGTCCACGACGAGCCACTGCCATCGTCGGAGACCTGCACATACCCGTTGGTGCCACCGATGACCGCGCCGCCGTTCGGACCAAGCGAGCACGCGGCGTAAACGTCGAACGGGATCAGCGCGGCCCCAGTAGGAGTGGCCTCGGTCCAGTTCGCCTCCACGAAGCCGCGAAGCACCCGCACCAGCTGCGAGTTGTCGGCCGGGTTCAGCTCCGACGCGTACGCCTCGATCACCCGGGCGATCTCCTCCTGAACCGCGTTGTGCCACGCGGCTGACATCGCCGTCGCTGCAACACGCGGTGGGCCAATGGCACCCTCGGTGAAGCCGTCCTTGCCAGCTCCGAACAAGTTCTGTGCGCGAGTCGCCGTGTCGATACGTTGCATGGTCAGCCTCAGGCCAGGAAGAAAGCCACAGAGGTTTGCTCTGCGGCAAGTCGACCAAAGAGCGCCGTCAAGAGGGCGTCTGCGTCGGCGCCCTGGCTCGCCCCGCTCACATCCCACTGGTACTGCCACGGCGTCTGCGTCAAAGGTGCGTTGCATGCAGAGTCGGCCGTCGCCTGCTCGTAGTTCGTGATGGTGATCGCGTAGTCGCTCAGCAGCGCCAGCGCGATCCAGAAGGCAGCGTCCTGGCGGCCTGGCATCGTGAGCCAGTAGAGGCAGTTCGCCTCGCGCTGATCGAGCGTGGTGGCACTCGGGACCGGCAGCCCGACGAACGCCTCCCACTCGCCGATCATCTCGTCGGCTTCGTCGGGAAGGAAGTTGTCGACCAGGTCCGCGCACCGGCGGTCCACGCGCGCAGGCTCAATCCCCAGCGCCTCGCAGATCCCGGCGAGCTCCGTCGTCAGCTCGCGCGGCCACGCAATGCCGGATGGCAACAGGTCCAGCATCGTCTGCGTGTACGGCCGCGGAATCGGGGCGAACTGCGCGTAGCCGCCCGACCTGGACCGACCCACCAGGAGACCGTACGGGGCGATAATGGCGGCGCCGCCAGAGTCGCTGCCGCCCAGGCCGTAGAGATGACGGAGAGACGGTCGCATGAGCTCAGCTCACTGAACGATGGGCGCCAGACCCATGAAGATCGTGCCGGCGCTGAAGAGCGGCACGTCGCCCGCGGCGTACGTCTGCGGATTGGGCGCGTCGAGCGACGCGTCCATGATCATGCCCGTGCCAAGACAGTTACCTTCCACCGCTGCGTCATAAATCGCGTACCCCACGATCGGACCCAGCGCGCCCGTGAGCTCGGGGAAGTTGACGTCGTTCTCGTTCTTCAAGAGCACGAAGGTCCCCGAGGCCCCGCCGAGCGCAATGCCGCCCGCCACCCACCCCTCGGTCGACGCTCGCGCGTAACCCGAGCCCGCTGCCTCCACCACGTCGCTGCCGTCCTCGGCCGAGCCCAGCGCCAGCAGCAACGCGATGTAGTAGGTCGTGTCGTTCGACAGCGCGCCTGCCATCGCGTTCGCACGCGCCGTCAGTGTCAACCCCAACGTGACCGACATCTCACCTCCTCATCCGATCGTAATCGTTCCCACGACGGGAACCTGACCCACTCCCGGAACCACCAGCCCGCTCGGCTCACTCAGCAGGAAGCCGCCGTATCCGGCGGCTGCCGCAATCGCACCCACCAGGGCCACCGGCTCCAGCGACCGCCCCGCCGCAGTGGACTGCAGGAACGCATCGTACAAAGCGTTTGTGATCGCGTTCGCGTAGGCCTCCGTATAGGTCAGCAGCTGGATTTCGATGTCGACCAGGAGCCCCTCGACAGAGGCGACGTAGACCTGCGCTGTCTCGGGCGCCACGCTGTCGATGTACGCCTGCACGGCCGCCACGAGATCGTCGGAGGCCGCCACGCTCGCCGAGGTGACGACGCCGCCATCGTTCCGCGTCACCACGTCGCTCGCGATCAGGACGCCCACCGTCCCCAGACCGTACTGTCCCCGGACCTCCCACGCGCGCGTTACGCCGGGCTGACTCAGCGCCCACCCGACGTAGTCACCCGGCGCACCGCTCTGCGTCCGCGACTGAATCGCCTGAAGGATCCGCCCCACCAGCGCCGGCGTCGTCTCCACGTCCTGGCCGCCCGTAATGCCGTCGACCGGGTCCACCTCGACACTGTCGTTGCAGAACGCCAGCGGCGTCTGAAACGTCAGCTCGCTCCCAGGGTCGCAGTTGCCTGCGCTCCCCGCCACCACGGCCGTCACGTTCACGACGTTGCTGTGAGTCCCGTCTGCCGTGACGAGGTCAGAGTCCAGGTTGAACAGCGCTCCGTCCGAACGCTGAAACACCGTCGTCTCAGCCGAGACGAGACCCGCGTCCGTCGAGACAATCGTCACCGTCCCACTCGCCTCGCTCGCCGGCTTGCGTCCCGCCGGCGCCAGCGTGGTCGGGCTACGCAGCCATACCGCTGCCCAGCGGTCCGCGAAGGAGTCATCCATCGCGACGTTCGGGACGATCTGCTGACTGAGATACTGCAGGTAGCCGTGGAGCTCGTGCGCCAGCCCCGCCGACGCGCTCCCCAATACGCGCTCGGGAGACCAGCGCAGGAACGGGTTCGTCCCCGGCAGCCGGGTCGCGATGTCCTGCTGCACGCGCAACAGCAGCTGTGGGAGGGTGGGCCTATTGAACGGCATTGGGCACCAGCCACACTTTCTTCCACGCCTGCGGATTGTTCGGCCGCTCGATCTCGACGGCCAGAAGACACGCCGTCTTCGTGACTGCGGTCGCCGTCGCCGTCACGTCCGAGGCGACACCATCAGCCACCAGCCACGCCAGGGCCTCCTCGGCGTCGTCCTGCATCTCCTGCAGCACCTCCGTGCTCAGCACACTGCGGCGTCGCGTCCAGAGGCGCGAGCCGATGGGTGAGTCGTTGGCATCGGTCGGGTACGCGTCCGCCCACCAGCCGCGCCGCTGCTGGCCAGGCGCCGGTGGCTTCACGTCATGCGCGTCGGTGAAGAGCGAGATGGTGACCGCAGTCTCCAGCCCGGGATCGTCGACGTAGGGCCCGTCCGGCTGCCGCAGCAGATCGGCGCTCTGCGCCGCGTTGTTGAAGGCCAGCGCGATCATCAGTCGGCCGCCTTCACGCTCGCCGAGCAGGGGCCGACTATCTGGCCGGTCACCACGACAGGAGCGGGATTCAGCACAGGCACAACAGCGGTGACGACGCCCCCGACGACAGTGGGCACGACGCCCGTCATGAAAGTCCCAGCCGGGATTGTCACCCGGACCGCGTCGCCGTCGCGCGCCACGCCCTTCGTGGCGCTGGTAGTGCCGAGCAGAAGACCGCCACCGGGCAACAGCAGCACCTTGATTCCGTCGCCGTCGTGCAGTCCCGAGGCGCCTGCTACCTGACCACTCGGCCGCGAGCTGCGCTGATTCAGAAAGGCCGCCACGCGGTTGCTGGCGTTCCCGACCTTCAACAGCAGCCCCTCGGAGCCAACCGGCGGCACCGAAAAGAATCCGTAGGGCACCATGTGCTCAATGTTGAAGACGTCGTCGCTCAGCCCGGTCACCTTCACAACCTGGACAGCCTGCGTATCGTCCACCGCCTGCAGCACAGCCCGCAGCACCTGCGTCCGCAGGCGCTTCCAGATAGGCTCCAGCAGATGATCGACCTCCTGGCGCAGCGTCATTTGCCCAGCTTCGTCACGGCCTTCGTCCGCCGCTTTTTCGGGAGCTTGCTCGGCGGCTGCGCGACGTCGAACGCCAGCGGGTCGCACAGCTCCAGCTCGGTCGTGGTGCCCTCGCCATCACCCGTCCGCGTGAACGTCGCCGATACCAGCAACAGGTCCGCGTCTATCGACCATCGCTCGTCCGTGACGTGCACCAGGACGTTCGGCGCCCAGGGGCTCGCCGTGTCTTTCCAGCCCGACAGCGTGTAGTGCCATCGCACGCTTCGGCCTGCGCGCACGTTGCGTTGCCAGTTCGCCCGCGTCGACACGGACAGCGAGCTCGCATCCTCCGACACCACCACCAGCGGGCGGTACCGCGAGACCGTCGGGTCCGTCGCCACCGCCTTGCGCTGCGACGCCTGAGCGCCGAAGACGCCGCCGGTCGCTGCCGACTGAGCCTTCACGATGTACTGCGAGTAGCGCTCGCGCCAGGACCCCTGTCGCCGGCTCGCCAGCACATTGACGCCGCGCCGAATGACCGTCGTCGCCCGCGTCGCGCCCGCCCGCGTGATTACGATGTCGCCCCCAGGGTCGCTGCACACCAGCACGCCCTGCATGCGCGCCATGCGGTCCAGCGCGGAGGCGACCGTCTCGCCCTCCTCGAGGGAGAATCCGACCAGCGGCGTGGACAGCACCAGGCCCGACTGCACCCGGACACTCAGACCGAAGGGCGATAGCAGGTCCGACGCGATCTGGACGATCGTGGCGTTGGCCCACTGGCCTCCGGAGTGGATGGCGCTGCAATCGATCAGATCACCGGCAGCCGAGCGACCGACGGCGGTGAGCTGGTCCGAGTCCCCGTCCTCTTTGCCTCCTGCCTCGTCCACGAACCCGTCCAGAATCTCCTGGCCGTCCACGGTGATAGTGCAGAGCTGGCCCTCGGCGATGGGTTGCTCCTGCCCCTGTCGCAGCCACCGGTCCACATAGGTGAGCGTGAACGCGTCGGCCAGCGACTCCATGGACCGTCGCACCGTCACGGTCTCCCAGCCGGTGTACTGCACGCCCTGGACGATCAGCTTGATGTCGGGCTGCGTCATCGCGACACCGCCGCGCTCTTCGCCAGTCGCCTTTCACGGACGATCTCGAGAGCCGAGGCGCGCAGATACTGCTTCAGGACTTCGTGCTTCACCAGCGACTGCTCACGACCCTCGTACAATAACGGCGTCTTCTTGTCCTGTTCGGTCACAGTGCCCCCTTCAAGCTACGTTAGCGTGCGTCGTTCACCACTGGGAGCAGCGCACGCTTTGCGACGGCGACTTGAGGCAATCGTACGTCCTTCGGCATCTCGTTCCAAGTTGCACCGTCGAGGTCGCGACCCGCTGCTGCCTTCCGCGGTGTTCCCCACTGCTTGAAGAAAAAGGGCACGCCTGCCTCAACGCACTGATCACGGATCTCACGTACCCACTCCGGTTTCATCGGTCTGGATCTTGGCCCGCTTTCTCCTCCGACGATCACCCAGCTGATTCCATTCAACGGGAGGTTCGGAATCGGTCCGAGCAGCGGCTCGACACTGAGGAACCGGACACTGGAAGGCACCCGAGCCAGATGGCGGATGCGCCCCACGTACTTGGCACTCTCGACACTAACCCCCATCCAAGCGTTCGGCGGGACCGCGCGCGTCTTCGTGAACGCTGCCATCCGATCGCCGCGCTTGGTCAGCACCTGAAACTGGTGCTGAGTCGCGCGTCGCATCACATCAAAGACCTTCTCGATGTACGCATCCGGGACATCCTCGTGGAACAGATCGGACATGCTGTTCACGAAGATCAGGCGACCACTCTTCCACTTCAACGGCAGTTCGAGGGCCGTCGGCACCAGGCGAAGGTCGAAGCCCTGCTCGAAGGGGTGGCCTGGCACACCACGAAACCGCTCCGAGAAGGTCTCGGCGTAGCAGTGCTTGCAGCCAGGGGAGATCTTGGTGCAGCCGCGCACTGGGTTCCACGTCGCGTTCGTCCACTCGATGCTGCTGGTCACTGACATGACATTTTCCTATCTCAAGAGCCTGAACAGGAGTATACACCCCACTCGGACATCCCGCGGCCGAGTCGCCCGCGTAGACCGCCCCCTTCAGGACGCGCGGCACCATCGACCAGCACGGCCGGCACATCAGATAATCGGCCGACTTGTTGCGCCCACAGCCGATCGGACAGGGCTCCGTCTCACGCGGCATCGGAGAGCACCTCCAGCGCCACGCCGCCAGGAACGCGCGCCGGGTTCGCCACATCGTTCTCGACGAGAATCTGACCTTCCATCCTCGCGTCGCCGTAGACCTGCTGGGCAATCGCCAGCATCGGCAGCATGCGCGGCGGCGTATAGGTCGCCACCGAAGGTAGACCGCTCGCCGTCACCGTCAGGTGCTGCCAGACAGCTGCCTCCAGGTTCATCAGCGACGCGTACAGATCCTCGTCCTCCACGCCGAGAACGATCTCGTCCAGGACGTCGCCGAGCGTCTGACGCATCGCCAGTGCCGACTGCGCACTGGGGTAGTCCACTCGAGCTGCCGCGTCGCACGCCGCCACAATCAACAGGATCTGCGTCATCTGCAGGAGCGCCGCGGCCGCCGCCTGCTGTTGCGCCAGCGCCGCGCCTCCTGGCGTCAGCAGCGCGGCGATGGGACCGGTGGGCGTCACCGCCACCGGAATCGTTCCACCGACCGCCAGCTTCGCGATCGCCGCGACGGCCTCGGGCAGCGTCCCGTTGTTGGGCAACGGCCCGCCATCGGGCCCCGTCGCCGGCGTGGTCGGTGTCGGCGGCAGCGGAGCTGGCGCGCTCGTCGTCGCGCCGGTTGTGGTGGTCGTGGTCGCGGCCGTCGTCGTCCCGTCTGTCTGTGCGTCCTGGACAGCTCCCAACGCAATCGCCGTCACCGCCGTCGCCTGCGAGAGCCCGGTGACCACGTCGGCTGTGGATTCGATGGCTCCCAGCGCGAGCCCCTGCTGTGCGGCCGTTGCCTCAATCAGCGAGACGATCTGCGTGTAGGACCCGAGCGGCGCGAGCGCCACGCCCCAGACGTTCTGGGTGAAGAACCCGAAAAGGCCGGCAGCCTGGGACAGCAGCGAAGCGCCAATCGCGAATGGCAGATTCGCGACGTTGAACGCGGCCGAGAAGACCGCCGCCAGCGCGCCGAGCACGCCTATCGCGGGAAGGCCACCCGCCATCGCGTCCACGCCAGTGAGCGTGTGGACCGCGGCTGCCGTATCCACCGCCAGCCCCAGATCATCCGTGAGGCTGCTCGTGACGCACGTGATCTGAACCTCCGCGCAGCCACCGAGATCGGTGGTCTCGTGACAGACCGCCTCGCCCTCCACGCTGACTGTCACCTTGCCGTAGGTCGGGTGGATCAGCGTCGCCGGTCCGGACGTCTCCACGGCCCCAATCAACGCGTCGCGCTCGGTCATATAGGTCGCGCCGACCACGAACATCGACAGCTTGAACCGGCGCGGCAGCAGCCCCAGATCCTCGACCACGGGCACGTCCTGGACGGGCAGGATGTGCGTCACCGTCCGGCGGCCGAAGCGCAGCTCCAAGTCGCCCTTCGTCAGGAACGGCACCCCGCGGAAGCTCGGGCTCTGCAGCTGGTCGCGCCACGCCATCTCAGCCACCGCTCAACGACGGGCCAATCGTCGTGAGAAGAGTGACCTGTGGATCGGCGCGCACGCGTGCGATGCGTGGCGGCTTGTCGTGGCGCAGCTCCACCGTCACATGCGCCCGAGCTATCGCCTCTTCTCGCGCCTTGTTCGCGGCCGAGACCTTCCCCTGGTAGGCCTCCTCATCGGCGTCCGTCCAGGTCGCCGGCGTCTTCTGCTTTTGCCCGTGCTTCCGCTGCCAGGCGGTGGGCCCCGCGTCGAGCGTCGGCTTGTCCTCGGCGTTCCATTCGTCCCACAGCAGTTTCAGGTCACTCCAATGCGTGTAGGCCTCATAGGCGGCGGCGCCGACACCAACGAGGGCAAACGCGACCGCACCGACCGTGCCCGCAATCCCGCCGGCAATCGTGCCCACGGCCTTCATCGCGCCACCGAGCAGCTGGACGCCCGTTGCCTCCACGCCCAAGCCGGCTGTGATCACCCCGACACCGGTAGCCAGAAAGCCAATCCCACCAACGACCATCACAATCGACTTCGCCAGAAAGCCCAGCGCGCCCACCGTCCCCATCACGGCGCCAGTCGCCCTGGGGTTTGCGTCCGCCACCTTGCCCAGGCCGTCGACGAGCTGGGTCCACCAGTCGGTGGCCCGACCCACCACGGGGGACAGGCTGCTACCCTCCGCGATCTGCGTGCGCTCCCGTGCGAAGGACAGCCGCTCTGCCGCATTGGGACCGCCGCCGAACATCGCAGCGAACTGCGACGCCACGGTTCCCTTGCCTCGTCCGAGCTCGTCGGTCATCGACCGGATGGCGCCGCGCGCCACGTCGCGCGCCAGCTGCTCAGCCACGGCGCCCGCCTGCTGACCAAAGACTTCGTCGAAGAGCGCCAGTCGCTTCGCGGCAGGCACGTCCTCGGTCTTGCTCCACATCTCGCCGAGCAGCTCAATCGGGTTCTTCCCCGTCGTCTGCAGCCCGATACGCGCGAAGTCCGCCGCCACGTCCTTCGATGGCGTCTTAGCGAATGCATCGAAGACGGCCTGCAGCGTCGCACCGGCCCGGCCGCCGTCGCGACCCGCGGACGCCATGTCCGCCATGAGCGCGGTAATCTCCTCGAGGGAGACCCCCATCGCTCCGCCGGCCTCGGTGGCGCGAGTCATCATCTCAATCAGCTCATTGACACCGACGCCCCCTTTGTTGGCTCCCGCCGCGAGCACGTCCAGGGTCTGGCCCGTCTGCTCCGCGTCACGGCTGAACAGCTTCATCAGCACCGACGTGTTGCGTGCGGTCTGGCCGAGGTCCGCCTGATCAATCTTCGCCACCTGGGCGATGGGATTAATCATCTGGAGAATCTCTTCGACCGACCTGCCCGACTGCGCCAGCCGCTCCATGGCGCCCGCTGCCTGCGTCGGCGACGCGTAGAGCCCGTGCATCGCCTCTTCGAGCTCGTGGACATGCGCCGCGGTCGCGTGCGTCCGCGCGGTCACCCGCAGCATCGCCCGCTCGAACGACTCGGCGACCTCTACTGGCTGCGCCACCGCCTCCGTCAGCTTCTCAGCGGCTTCGTTCATGCCCGCGCCCGCGAGCTGCGAGTGCGCCCCGAACTCGAAGAGCTCCTTGGAGTGCTCGGCCGCGTGGCGGAGCGTCGCGAAATTGCCGGTGACCTTCCTCATCGGCGCAGTCACGCCGTCGATGAGCTTCACCAGGACGCTGACACCGGTCTCACGCAAGCCTGAACCTCTCTCGCACCTTCATCGCCTGCTCGTGCTCGAGCAGGAGCCGCTCCACCGTCAGCCGGTCCAACACCGCGGGCGACCAGCCGTAGATCTTCGCGAGGTTGCCCCTCAGGTCCCTCCAGTTGTCGGGTCTTTTCCCAGGGCGATCCCCAGGATCCGGGAGAACACCTTCACGTCCACCACGTCGAGCTCGCCGAGCGTCCGCTGGCTGTAGCCCGTGAGCTTGCTCAGCAGCACGCACACCCGCCGCGCCTTGCTCTTCACGCCGTCCAGCAGCTCCAGCTGGCCCAGGTCCGGCTGCTGCAATACCAGCGTGTCCAGCGTCGTGCCCTTGTCCTCGCCGTCCAGGACCGTGATGGGGTGCTGCAGCTTCACCGTCGTGACACCTTCCTCGTCCTCGGTCGCGTCCCCTTCCGGCGCCGCCTCTCGCAGGAGCGGCGCCAGGACCGCCGCGCACGCCTCCAGGTCGCGCCCCTTGAGCTGCCGCAGCGTCGCCTTGTCGCGCCCGGTCAGCAGCTCCAGGGTGGCGAGCGTCATGGCCACTTCACCCTCGATCGTGTCGACGCGCTGCAGCACCTTCAGTGTCGGCCGCGGGAGCTGCAGCTCCGTCACAGGCTTGCCCTTGTCCGCCAGGTCGGCGGACGTCAGCGGGCACCTCAGCTGCACGGTGACGGCGCTCATGGCTGCGACCGACCGTCGCAGTTGCCCGAGGGTCCCGGCGCCTCCGTGTTGATCAGGACCTGCGGCGGGCCGAACGGCGCGGACTTCCGGCCGTTCCAGTTCACGCCCATCCGCCCCTTCTCGCTCTCCAGGTGCGCCACCACGATCTCGGGGACCAGTACCCGCTTCGAACGGTCCCACTGCAGCGCGAACTTCACGTCGCTCCTGGCGGCCGTGCCGTGGGTGCTGGGGTACGGGCGGCAGTGGATGCCGCCGAACTCGTCGGCGATGGAGTGCCAGAGCTGGAAGAACCCGATGGGCACGTACCCCATCCTGTTCGGCGCCACGCGGTCTCCGATCGGGTCGCCGGGGAAGTGGATCTGCCAGTTGTGCTGGAACTCGCCGCCCTGCAGCCAACCGGACTTCTGGAGCCGCTGCCACTCCTCCCAGCCGCGGATGTTGATGCGGTCGACGCCGTAGAGGCAGTCCTCACGAAGGCCCGCCGTCTCCAGCAGGTGACGGAACTGGTGCGGCAGCACGATGTCCGCGTCCAGGTGCAGCCTCCACGCGTTCTCCGAGCACTGGTGGAGGGCCTTTTCAACCAGCGCGCCCTTGTTGAAGTCCGAATAAGCCTCGTGACCACCGGCCTTGTGGTCCTCGGAGACGACGCAGACGAGGCCGTTGCGCTTACAGACCTCCCGCGTCTCCCGATCATCCGGCGACGTGATCACGATGATGCGGTCGAGCAAAGGGATGTTGTACTTCAGGGTCTCGCGCAGGAAGTCGGCGTAGCCAATACACACAGTCACAGCTTCGATGTGTTGAACCTTGCGCATGGATTGCTCCTGGCGCCGCAGCGCCGTTGGGGTGGACTTACGTGAAGGAGTAGCGGGGGCTGGATTTGAACCAACCGAGCGAGCCCGCGACGCGCCGGGCGCGACGCCCACGAGTGCTTCCCCGCCAGCGCGATCAGGCCGCGCTTGCCAGGACGCCACGCCGTGACCTGCGTCTCGTTCGCGCCCGCCGTGCGCTTCAGCTGGTAGCCGCCGTCCGCGGTCGTGAACGCGGCAGCCGACGGCCTGCAGGGCATCGCGCCGCGCGCCTGCATCAGCGAATACGGGCCCTTGGCGCCGGGCGAGAAGAACGCGGGCAGCAGGAAGTCGGACACGTAGATCGGCCCGTCGGCGCCAGCGATGATGCAGTAGCTGTTGCTCTCGACCGCGTCGCACAGCTCGCGCGCGTACTCGCTGCCCTTGCCGTCGTCGGCCCAGAGGTTGCAGTCGCTGTCGCCCGCCGCCTCCACCAGCTCGTGACTGATCGCGGTACTCACGTCCTTCAGCACCTGGCACGTGTCCAGGCCGAGGAACGCCACGGGCACCGCCGCCCCAGTGACGTCGTGGTAGGCCACTGCGCCAGGGGCATCGGGCAGGCTGTCGAGAATGGCGAAGACGGACTCGCCGGGCTGCACGTCCTTCGGCCCGACGCCGACGCGCACCGCGTACGGCCCGCCTGCATAGACGGGCGCCACGTCCCGCTTCAGCTGCACCTCGCACGCCGCCGCGCAGCGCGCCAGCCACTGCGACGTGAGCGCCGCCAGCAGCGCGCTGGCCTTCGTCGCCTCGTTAACGATCACCCAGCGCATGGCTTTCCTCAGGCCGGCACGAGCACGGCCGGCGGCCCGTTCATCTTGATCGAGACCTTCGCCCCATCGTCGTTCTGCGTGATCGTCGCGGGCTCAGCCATCCACATGCCGGCGATCATGTACGTCTGGCCGGTGTCGCAGATGAACTCGACCGTGCTCGCGGTGAGCTGGTCGTACTGCGTGATGTCGTCACCCTGCGCGTGCACGAACTCGCAGGTCAGCTCCGACTCCTTGACCGCCTCGGCGTAGCCGTACACAGCCCAGCCCTTGGACGGCTTCCGCATCACGCCGCCCGGGTCCAGCTTGGCCCCCGGCAACGACCGCGCGATGAGCGCGTCAAGCTTGACCTTGATGATCCCTGTGACCTTCGCCATGGCCGACCTCTACAGAAGGAACTGAATCTGCGCCGCGAAGACGAGGAACTGCCCGATGATCTCGGGCGGCATGAGCGCGTCGAGCCGGTTTGGATCGTCCTCGTCGCGCTGCACCTGGAGGTTCGCCACGTACTCCGCGTAGTTGATGGTCCACCCCGCCGCCTGCCACAAAATGAACAGCGCGATCAGCGCCGCCTTCGCGCTCGAAGGCGTGATGATCGGCTGCCCGGGCGCCACTGGGTCCCCGTCGTTCGCCAGGTTGTAGCGGGCGTAGTTCGTGGCGAAGAACACCCGCGTCGAGTAGCGCAGCGCCTCCAGGACCCGCATCGTGGTGAGGTCCAGGTACGCCGTGTCCGGCAGGTTCTGGGCGTTGGTCTGGTAGGTCGTGATCAATCTCTCAATCGCGACGTTCCCCGTATCGTCTACGGTCAGCGTGGCGCAGCCGTCGTAGAGCAGCAGGTTGCGCTCCGTCTGCCGCAGCTGGTCCTCGATGGCCGGCGCCAGGATGCCCGGGCACGGCATCGTCGTGCGCGGCCTCGCCGGGTTCGGCTCCGACGCCTCCACGCCCGCCACAATCGCCGCAATCTCCCACGGCGCCGTGGGGCTCAGCGGCAGCCCCACAATCACCGACTGCTTGCTGTTGCGCGACTCGGTCAGCGTCTCCGTGTCGCTGAGCGTGTCCACCGATGCCGCGAAGGTGATCCCGCCGATCTGGAGCGTCGGCCCCCAGCGGTCCTCCAGCTCGTCTTCCATCGCGGTCAGGTTGGTCGCGTCGGTGTACGGGCTGATGAACGTGGAGTACCAGCGCTCGCCGATGACGGCGATGGCGGCCGACACGGCAGGTCCGCCCGAGCCGGCGGTGTCCACCGCGATAGCCAGGGTGACGCCCGCCGGGAGCCGCTCGTTATTGTAGTTCTTGCGGATGTCGATCCAGTTGCCCAGCGCCCCCGCGTTCGCCGCAGTGAAGCTCACCACGCCGGCGTCCGCCGCGGCAGTGCCCGGCAGCTGCAGCCCCGTCGCCGGGTCCACGTACGCGTTCAGCGCCGTCACCACGTTCGCGGCGATGTCGGCCGCCGTGTCGCCGAGCGTGACCGCGACCTGGACCTGACGGCCGCCCACGTACAGGTAGAGCGTGGCGCTCTCGGTCGCCGGCCCCGTGAACGTCAGCGTATAGACCGCCGCGACCGCGCCTTCACCGTCGGCGAGAGCGCAGGCCCACGTCTCCACCTGCGCGTTCACGGTGCGCAGCATCGCCAGCTCGGCCGCCAGCATCGACCGCGCGCCGAACGCCGCGATCGCCTGCGGCGTCGACTGAATCTGCGTCGGCACCAGCGCGGCGACGCCGCCAGCCGCCAGCCGCTGGCCGAACACCATGATCCGCTTCGGCTGCCCCACCAGCTGGCTCGACGTCGCCTTCGACCCGTCGAACTCAATCTGCGAGCCAGGGGTGCGGACGTTCGGGCTGATCAGGTTGAACTGAATGCTCATTGCTTCGCCCCACCAGTCGGCTTGTCGCCCTGGACGCGCGCCACGTCCGCCGCGATGACGTCAGCGGAAGCCCCCGCCTTTACGTCGGCGGCCAGCCGCTCGGCGTCGGTCGCCAGCACGGGCTTCACCGGCGGCTCGCCGATAACCACCGACCGGTCGCGGATGCGCCGAGACCAGTACGTGGCCTCCGACTGCGTCGCCACCCGGTGCGGCTCGCCTTCTGGCGGCAGCTTGCGCCGCGTGTGCGGGTCGCGGACCGTGACGCCCTCCTTGGGCACCAGATAGAGGATCTTCGCGATCATGAAGGCTCCGTCTCGTCGACCTGGACGGTCGCCCCGTACGACTGCCCCTCGGCGTTCGTCGTGGGCGGCGTCGTGATCGTCGCGCTCAGCGTGTTGAACGCCTGAATGTTCGCGGCTGTCTCGTCGGGGGGCAGGTCCACCTTGTGGCGCCACGTCACCGCCCACAGCGCCAGCCCGGTACTGTCCAGCTCCGGCGTGTACATGCCCTCGGCATGTACGTCCGTCGCCAGCGAGACGCCGTCTCCCCACCGCGTCGTCGCCACAATCTGCTCGATCGCTGACCAGAAATTGATCGCCACGTCGTGCCGCGACACGGGCGGAATCGGCGCCGCGGGCGGCGTCGTCGGCGTCACCAGATCGCGCGTCACCACGTACGCCGCGAACTCCGTGTTCGCCACGGCCATGCCGCCCTGGATGCCGGCGTCACCCGCCAGCACAGTGACGAGAATCGCCGGCCCTTTCGTGGCCTTGGTCGCCAGCCGCTGCAGGTCCTGGAGGCTCGCCTTGCCGCCGCGCACCTGGCACTCCTGCGGGCTCAGCTGCGCCAGGAAGGCCGCGACTATGGCGTCTCGGAGCTCGATGACAGTCATGCGAGGCTCCCGAGGCCTTCCATCCACTCGTCGAGCCAGCCGTTCAGCTCTTCCAGCAGCTCGTGCTCGTTCGCGTCGCTAATGCCGAGGTACGGCCGCGCCGGGAGGTGGCGCGCCGGAAAGCCCGCTTGCTGCGCGCGCGCGTACTTCAGGTTCGACCCGACGGCGACGCCCTCGTCCGCCGCCTCCCACTGCATCGACTGCAGCAGGTGGTTGTGCGACTGGAGCAGGCTCTGGCCCCCTTGCCGCGTGCGCGCGTAGCGCTCGCTCCAGGGCCGCCACGCCTTGCCGTCGGGGTCGCGCTTCTCGCGCGTGATGCGCCGCTTCGTCTGCGACTCGACCAGCGCCCCAGCGCCCTGGATGAGCCGCCCGAAGCCGAACGACGACACCCGCGCGAGCCGCGCCTGCAGCGCCTCGAAGCCTTCCGTCGAAACGTCGAAGCCGATGGCGACGCTCACAGGATACCCCCGAGCGTGCGCCGGCTCAGACGACGGCGACCAGTGCTCAGCACCACACCCTTGCCTTTCGTTGGCAGATCGGGAACGACCGCGAGCTTCCGCTCCCCCTTGGCGACCAGCCCGAGCTGGCGCCGCACCTCCGCCACCTCGTCCTTCACGGCGTCCGTCTGCGCTTGTCCTGGCCGGAAGGCGAGACGCCCATGCATCAGGACGACGCACCACTCCAGGAAGATGTCGGGGTTCTGGGCGACGACTGCGGTCAGGTCGTATTTCACCTGGACCGCGGAGTTGATCTCGTCCGTCGAATTCTGGGCGGCGAGATTGACCGCCGTCATGTTCGGCGCGCCCACGCCTTCGGTGTCAGCCACGGCGAGCGCTTCGGTAGCGCCGTAGCGGTTCACCAGGTCTGCGTAGACTGCGTACGGCACCAATCACCCTGAACGCTTGGTCAGCTACCACCTGACACGGACATTGACCGAAAACACACCAGCGCTTGTGTCAGCCGCCGGGCGTCACCACTACGGGAGATACGGCGTGACGATCACGTCCACGACCTTGTAGTTCGTGTTGTCCGCGCCGTTCGCCAGCCGGTCCGCGAGGATGTTCTTGTTCGCGGCCGCGCGGTTCGACGCGCCCACAAGCAGCACGGTCGGCTTGAGGCCCAGCTTCGCGCCGCGGTCCACGTCGGTCTGCGACATCATCATCTGGTAGGCGAGGTCGAAGTACTCCGTGGGCTGCCCATCGTCGTCCACCAGCGGGCCCTTGCAGCCCACGGCCAGCTGCCACAGACCGAAGCCCACCTCGCCCACCATCTCCACCGTCCAGGCAACGCTGCGACGCCGGAAGCGCGGCTCCGACTGCGGCTGGCCGATGAACTCCACCTCAGGCTCCTGGCGGTTCTGCCAAAAGAACGGCCGGATGGGCCGCGAGCAGTCGAGCAGGAACCACGGCTCCACCGGCTCGTCCCCGCCCTGCAGCTGCACGTAGTTGCTCTGGGTGCCCTTCGACTTGTGCGCCGCGCTGAAGAACGAGACCCCGTCGTCCGCCAGCCCCGTCGTGAACGCCGTCCCCAGCACATCCTCGAAGAGCCGCCGGTCGATAAATCTCGCCGCCGCGTCGCCCGCCGAAGCCGCGCTCGGCGTCAGCATGTTGTACTGGTCGTCTTTGATCTTCTGGAGCCGCATCTCGATCGAGGACTCCCACTCCTTGTTCTTCAGCGAGTAGGAGTGCTCGGTCATCGACTTCAGCTGCCGGTCGCCCACGAACTCCCGCATCTGCGGGAAGAGCGACTGCCACGGGTACGTCTCCGTCTCCGTGCTCGAGGGAAGATCTGACGCCACCTTCGTCCAGTCGACCTTCGCCTTCGACGTGAGCAGCGCGTCCCGGAAGGCGGTCCTCACCCCTGTCGTCAGGACGCTCAAGTTCTCCAGGTTGGCGATCATGTCCGTCTCCGTTCAGCCGCGCCGCGCGCAGCGTTGTGAATCAGCCTTGACTAGAAGGTGATGTACCCGAACTCGATCCAGGGGACGTCGCCGCTCTGCGTGTCCAGCGGCCCGAAGTCCCGCATGATGCCGGCCGGCGCATAGGCGCCGCCGTTGCTCGTCTTGCTCACGCTGTTGTCGTCGGGCGCGTAGACGACCTTGCCGATGCACGTCGCATCCACCGGGTCGCCCGCGTTGTTGTTGCGCGCGTACAGGTCGCCGCCGCCGCCCATCACCCGCACGTTGGTGGCGCCGTCCGCGCCGTCCGTGTTGTCGGCGAACTCCTCCGCCACCCCCACGATCTTGTCGGTCGACGCGGCGCCCGCCGGGTACGCCACCCCCGTATTGGGGTCGCGCGCCACGGTGGCGCCGGCGCGGATCATCGCGCCGCCCTTCACGGGCAGGTACGCCCGCTGGTGTTCTCTGACCTCGACCTCCATATCCTGCGTCAGTGGTGCCACAATCGCCGCCATCTCAGACTCCTCGCGCCCTCGGGCGCGCTATTCCGCGTCGTCCTGCCACTCGGCGCCGTCGTCGGTCATGCACCGAGCCAGTGCCCAGCGCGGTCGCCAGTCCGTTCGCCACGTTCAAGTGACTGCGGAGCGGGAGCGTCGCGCCTGGCGGTCCGCCATCAGGCAGCGGGTTGCAGGTAACCGTGTCCGCGGTGCCCGCCCCCATCGCGTGCGTCAGCTTCACGCACACCTGCGTTCCGGCGACCGGTCCAGGACACGCGACGATGATGTGGTTCGCCACGCCCTGGTCCGCGCCCAGGTAGTTGACGCCGCCAGCGACCTGCAGCCCGCCGTCCACGAACGCGCCCTGGTCAAGCTGCAGCGCGCTCGCGATCTCCAGCGGGCCGCCGTCCCACCCACTCAGCGTGCCCGCCACCGAAGCCCGGCCACCCACATAGACGTCGTGCTCGAAGAAGTTGTTGAGCGCGCCGCCGAACCGCCGGTACGGGTGCGTCGGATCGGCGCTCACAGTGAGAGCGAGCCCGAGCACCAGCCCGAGCATCCCTGCCGCCACCATCTTCGCCATCGTTCGCATCGTCGTCTCTCCGTGGAGCGGAGCGCCCCGCCGCGGGTTACCGAAGCGTGGTCAGGTCCGACACCGTCGTGCGGTTCGCGATGAACTTCTTGGGATCGAGCTTCATCTTCTCGCAGAGCATCGCTTCCGCCGGCGTGAGCCCGTTGGCGTCCACGCCCATCGTCTGCGTCGTCGGCACCTCGCGCTTGTCGAGCCCCGACGGCTCCACCAGCTTCGGCTGCGTCGGCACGAACGCGTTGAACTCGACCAGATCCGCTTCGGTCTTGATCGAGTTCAGGTGGTAGCCCTTGCTCGCGGGCGCCAGGTGGCCGTCGGTGATCGCCTTGTCGACCGCAGCGGTCTTACGCGCGGTGAAATCCCTCTTACCGATTTCCGCCAATGCGGTCTCCGCCACAGTGGCCCGGTTCAGGACCTGGGTGTAGTCCGCCTTCGGCACGAAGCCCCTGCGGGTCGCGTTGCCGGTCGGCTTCAGCGCGTTGATCGCGTCGACGCAGTCCTGGGGGCCGGCGTCGTCGTCCATGCCCAGCGCCTCCAGAATGTCGGGGTGTGCAACCTCGTACGGCATGTCTGCCTCGTGACCCGCCGCGTTCAGCGCGGGCATGCTCAGGTTCGGTTCGTTGGTCAGGCCGGCGCTCAGGAGCTCCTTCACGCTGCGGTCACCGCTCGGCGGCCAGGCCGGCGAGATGTACTTGTATTTCTTGCCCTCGATCGCCGAGCGGCCGTCCTCGTTCCAGTCGACGTCGCCCCAGAGAGCCCCGTTCACGACCTCGAGGCCGGTGATGTACCCGACCGCGTCGGCCCGCTCGCCCTTTGGTGCCTTCAGGTGCGTCGAATGCTCAAAATCGACCGGAAGCTGAATCCCGCGGCGCTTGAACGCCTGCACAATCACGGCGGGATTCTTCAGGTTCCACGAACGGCCGTCCCAGCCCCGGATCTTCGGGCCTTTCGGAATCAGCATGATTCGCGACGGGGCCTTGCCGTCCTTGTCGAGCGTGATCTCGACCGCCCGGCACATCACCACGCGCTGCTGCGCGTTGTTGCGCACCACCGCCGACGTGCCCCGCCGCGAAGGGCCCTTCGCGGCGGGTCGCGCGGTCGGCTTCCGGGACACTGCGTGGGTTCGGTTCACGGTGCGCACGCTCGCACCCCTCGAGATCGCTGGGAACGTGTGACAAGTCCCCCCATACGGGACAGGTCCCCCCATACGCCGCGAACCCGGAAAGCGAGGGCAAATCTATCAATGTGAGCCGAGATCGTCGGGTTACGGGAAGGCGTGACACATCCCCCCATATGTTTCACTATTAGAGTATTAGTCTACACACACCTGGACAGAACTCGCCCTCGCGCCCATGGGGTGATTCGCTCTGAGTCAATCAGGCATCACAGGTTGACTGTCGAAGCCGAGGGCGTCACCCTGTCCTCGGTCACCAACCGGAGCAACGCATGCAGCGCATCGAAGCCAAGCAGCCCACTACGACTGGATGGCAAAACTTCTATACAAGTCCTGCCACGGTTGACGCCGACCACAAACCGCCACCCCAGGACACCCGCGTCATCGGCATGTTCGGGTTCCCCGCCCGCGGCACCTGCACCATTCATTCGAAGAGCGCGGGCGTCCTGGCGAAGGGCACCGTGCTCCGTCGCCCTTACACGACGGTCGGCACCCCGCCCGAGCCCGCCGGGTACGGCTACCACTACACGCTCGACGAGGACCTGGTCTGCGCCGGTGGCGCCGATCACGTCGTTGCCATCACCAGCGTCGAAGGCGGGCTCCGCAGCAACTGCCTCCCTGGCTCGACGCTTATCCTTGACACAGCGGTGGACTTTGCTTCCCAGATCGCCGTCGTCGACCCCGAGAACGGCCTTATCGGTGGCCGCGACGAGAACGTCGCCGGCGTCCAGGCCAACGGCTTCGGCGACCTCGACCTGCCTTACGGCGTCCCGCCCACCGAGCTCACTGCGAATTGGATGAACGTCGTCCAGGAGGCGCTCGCGAAAGTGGTCGAAGGCTTCAACGACACGCTCAGCGCGAACGACAGCGGGCAACTCGCCAAGATCGTGCGCGACCTCCAGGTGGGCAACTGGCGGCGCGTGTCGGACCCGGGGTTCCTCCCTGTCGCCGCCATCGCGTCCAGCGGGCAGCCCGGCAACGGCGGACTGCTCTTCGTCGCTGTCGGCGCCGAGTCCGCCGCGTATACCCTCGACGGCGGCTACACCTGGTCGGCCCCAGTGGATCTCGGCGACGGCGTGCACGCCGTCGCCTTCCAGCAGGACAAGGGCTGGGTCGCCGTCGGCGTCGGTGCCGCCTGGACCAACGTGCAGCCTGCGCCTCCCGCCAGCGCCGCCTGGGTCGAGCACGAAATCCTGGACGGCACCGGCGACTACTACGGCGTCTGCTGGACGGGAACGCAGTGGCTCGCCGTCGGTGACAGCGGCCGCGTCGTCACTTCCCCCGACGGCGTGACCTGGACGCTCCGCACGTTCCCCGACGCCTACGTGAACCTCACCTGCGTCGCGAGCAACGGCGACGGCCTCTGCGTCGCGGCGGGCAACGACGGCTCCGGCGGCTCGCACTTCTACGTGTCGCAGGACAACGGCGAGACCTGGACCGACACCGGTTACAGCAACACCGCCAGCGTCTCTGCCATCGCGTACGATCCCGCCATCGGCGCGTGGGCTTCGCCCGACACCAACGGCGGTCTCGCGCGCTCGCTCGACCCGGTGGGCGCCGGGTTCACGCGCGAGCAGATCCTTCCGATCACCACCGTCCTGGGGCCCATCGCCGTAGCGCTTTCTCCCGCGCCTGGAAGATCCACATGGCTGGTCGCTCAGACGGTCTCGCCGACGCGCCCGTACCTCTTCACCTGCCTGGACTTCCTGCCCCAGGGCACGCCCCTGGAGGACGGGCAGCAGGTGTGGGTGCAGCGCTACCCCGCGAGGACACTCGACGTGCTGTGCTGGGGCTCTCTTCTTGCCGGAGGCGGCATGTTCCTGGGCCACATCCAAGGCGGCGGCTGCGTCACGTCGCTTCGCGCGCCAGGGTCCTGATCCGCGGTCTGTATATAGACGCGTATTCCGAGCGTGTCCGTGGCGCCTGCTACGGTCCTTCTCATGCTCGAGACAACCCCGAAGAAATGCGGTCATCGCGACTGCCAGCACGACGTCCCGCCGTTCGCCTCCCTCTGCGATCGCTGCACCGCCTGGGCCGAAGCCCGCCAGCGGGAGAACCGCCTACGCCTGGACGCGGCTCGGCGAGGGCGCCACGAAGCCGAGCAGGAGGAGATCGTCCCGTGCCCGTGCATGATCGAGGCGCACCCCGAGCTCGCAGACGCGAAGCCTTCCCAGCTCCGAGAGTTTCAGCGGTGGCTCAACCGGCCGCGGGTGACAGCGCCGGTCGCGAGTGGTAAGCCGCAGGCTTCTCAGGAGGAAAAATGATCAAGCGTCTGCAGACCATTGTCGGGTTCGCGTGCGGCTGTCTCTTCACACTCGCCGCACTCTTGCGATGCGGGGCAAGGGCGCCGGAGGTTTTGAAGCGGGCGGAGGACGGCGGCGTTGCGCGCGTCGATGATGCGGGCCTGATGATGCAGGCCATGGCCGACGAGCTTACGCAGGCAGGCACGCGTCTGAAGCCCCAGATCTACCAGTCGACCGACGGCGCTCGTCAGTTCGTTGGCTGGTGGGACTCCACACTACAGACGGCCTGCGCTTTCGGCACCGCGTCCGACGGGGTAACGCGCTGCCTCCCGACCGGAACCCCGCCCAACTATGGAAATGACGGCATATTCTCTGACTCCGCATGCACGATGCCACTCGCTCTCACACTGCCGAGCAGCTGCAGCTCTCCCCAGTATGCGGCTGGTCCCGCCGCAACAACATGTCCGCCAGCAGGCCCGACTTTCTACAAGGTACTGGGCAAGGCGACCAGCACGACCGTCTGGGCCAGAGCCTCGAACAGCTGCGTCTCCGAGCCGGTCTCCGCAATCGGCGGCTACGTCCTATGGCAGCTGGGTCCCGCAATAGACCCGTCGTCGTTCGTCCAGGCGACGCTCGGAACAGATCAATAACGTGTCAACCCCCGCGAGGGGCAGTAAGGATAGCGCGGATACGACCGTCAATCTTCATCTTCGCCTCGGCCAAGTCCAGCACTCGCGAGTCGAATTTGCGATTCGCACATGAGACCGCGACACGCCCGTCAGGGGCTCGCTCCAGCCACCTAACCATCGTCGACCCGTCCGCCGTCGACACTGCGTACAAGCCGTCATCCTCGAATTCCCTCACGCGCAGGTCGATGAGTCCATGCTCGCCAGGACGCAGCTTTGGCACCATCGAATCGTCGAGCTGCGGGGACATGAGCACCGACCGCGCCTCGAGACCGAACGGCCTGAGTTCGTCGTCCGTGAGGAACCGAACGTTCTTCTGCGGCACCGCGCGCATCTCGCCGCGACCCAGCGCGAGCCAGTCGACGCTCACGTCGAGCGCCTCGGCGAGCTTGAAAAACTGGTCCTGTCGCGGCGTGGACTTGCCGTTGATCCACCGGCTAAGGGCGCTCTGCTGAATCCCCGAACGCTTCGCGAATTCGAGCTGCGACTCAGCCCCCAGCGCGAAACGCAACCGTGCTTGGAAAGTACTCGTCGTAGCCCGTGCCGCTGCCGCCATGCGGGACCGCTCCTACCGCACAGCGCGGCCCGCCCAAAATTCTACTTGCACATACAGATAGCAAGTCGTAGTCTTGCGACCCATGACACGACGCCAGTCAAGACGGGCTTTTGCGGCGAGACTTCGCGAAGCACTAGGAACTGAGACCGCGAAGGACTTCTGTGAGCGAACCGGCGTACAGCAGTCCGCCATGAGCAGGTATCTAAACGAGCAATCGACGCCGCAGTACCCGCACCTCGCCCTCCTGGCGTCGGGGCTGGGCGTCTCGATCGAGTGGCTAGCCATGGGTCGCGGAGAGCGGCGGGCGGCATGACAACAACCGTCGGCGCACGCGTTCTCTTCGGCACCGCCCAGGTCTCGGTCATCACCGGCGGCGTCCTGCTCAGCGACGGTGCCGGGCGGAACGACGGGCGTCCGGTTCCGGCCCGCTTCGCACGCCATGCGGCCGCGGAGCCGACATCATGAAATATCCGGCGACGACAGACCCCGGGATCGTTCCGTGCTCCCTCTGCGAGAAGCCGCTGCAGCCGGTGCGCGGGCGCCACAACACGACGCTGTGGTTCTACCCGCATCACTTCTGGCTCGGCCCCATCCCGTGTCTCGCATCATTCGCAACGGTCTACGTCGACACGACGCCAGTCGGTGTTGGGAGCACGCCGGGCATGGGGCCCGGAGGACTCGGTTCGAATCCGGGGCTGGCGACTGAGGAACTCCGCCAACTGGCGCGGAGCGCCAAGTGAGCGCGCTCACTTCGCCATCCTCCCCGATGTGGGGCGTGGCGCAGGCGCGCCACCAGCTCCTGCGTCTCTGCGAGCAGTTCCGCGCCCGCGCCCTCCTGGGCAAGCGCGAAGGCGCCGAGCAGTTCTGCGAGAAGTACTCGTCGGGTGCGCTCCAGGTGGACGCGCAGCTCAAGTCGGAGATCCCGACCGTCTCCCCTGCGACCCTCTATCGGTGGCAGGCCCGCTTCGACGAGGCCGGCGCCGACGGCCTCGCCGACAACTACGGCAATCGCGCCGGTACCGGGATAATCAGCCAGTCTGAAGAGCTCCAGGAGTGGCTGCTCAAGGCGCTGTACCACCACCCCACCGTCGAGCCCATCCGCGTGCACGAAGGGCTCGTCGCGGACCGGCCCGACCTCGCCGAGCTTTGCAGCCGCCGCACCATCACGCGCTGGCTCGCCGACTGGAAGATCAAGCACAAGTCCATCTGGCAGTGGCACCGCAACCCGGACAAGTGGAAGAGCCACATGAAGGTCGCGTTCGGTGACGCGGCCGCCGGCATCGCTCGCCTCAACCAGCTCTGGGAGATGGACAGCACGCCCGCCGACATGCAGCTGGTCGACGGCAGGCACACCGTCATCGGTCTCATCGACGTGTGGTCCCGCCGGCTGTTGCTCCTCGTCTCCCCCACCAGCAAGGCCGCCGCCATCTGCGCGCTGCTCCGCCGCGGAATCCTCCTCTGGGGCATGCCCGACGCGGTGCGCACTGACAACGGCAAGGACTACGTCTCCGTCCGCTTCGACGGCGTGTGCCGCAAGCTCGAGATCGATCACCGCCTCTGCGCCCCGTTCGCGTCCGAGCAGAAGCCCTTCGTCGAACGCGTCTTCAAGACACTCTCCCACGGCCTCTTCGAGCTGCTGCCCGGCTACTCCGGTCACAACGTGGCGGAAGCCCAGGAGCTGCGCGCCCGCGCGTCGTTCGCCGAACGCCTGCAGCAGAAGAACGAGGTCATCCAGGCCGAGCTGACCGCGAACCAGCTGCAGGAGCGGTGCGACCGCTGGGTGCGCAACACCTACGAGCGCCGTCCGCACCAGGGGCTTCGCGGCGTCTCCCCGTTCGACCAGGCCCGCTCCTGGACGGGCGGCATCCGTCGGCTTAAGCCGGAGCACGAGAAGGATCGCACGCTCGACCTCCTCCTGGAGATCAGCCACTACCGCACCGTCACCAAGAAGGGCGTCGCCCTCTTCGGGGGCGACTACATCCACGCCGATCTGGGGCCGCTCGTCGGGGAGCGCGTCGAAGCGCTGCTCGACCCCACCGACCTCGGCCGCAGCGTCATCCTCCACGACAAGCAGTTCGTCTGCGTCGCGGAAGATCCGGTCCGCACGGGCATCTCGCAGCAGGACGTCGCCGTCCAGGCACGCAAGCGTCAGAACGAAGCCAGGGCCGAGGGCATGGCAGCGTGGCGGGAAGCGGCACGCTCTGGTGGCGCCGACGACATCGCCGCCGCTATCGACGCCCGCGACGAGCGCGAGGCCGCCAAGGTCAGCGCCCTCCCGCCGCGAGGCGTCGAAGAACACACCACCGAGAACCTCGACGCGCTCTCCGACGCAGCCAAGGCGCTCGACGCACCAGCCACGGACGTCGCTACGGAGCCCGTAAGGCCTGTCACCGTCACACCCATTCGCCCCGTCGAAGTCGACGAGGGCGATCGCCTCTGGGCCCAGTACATGCGGCTCCGCGCGGGAATGCCCACGGCCGACGAAGCCGCGTGGATGCGCCAGTTCGAGTCGACCCCCCTCTACCGCTCTCCCGCGCGCCAGCTGGCGGCGGGCTTCACCGCGCGTCCGCGAATCCTCGCGGCGCTTTGAGCCGGCTCGCCCGGCAAAGGAGCACCACATGAACCACCAGGTCGCCCTCACCAGCAACGTCCGCCGTCTCAGTGACGCCGCCCAGGAGCTCACCGACCGTGACCCCGCCACGCCGGGAATCGCCGTGGTGTGGGGCCGCTCCGGCTTCGGCAAGACCACCGCCATCAAATGGTCTGCCGTGCAGAGCGGCGCCGTCTACGTCCGCGCCCTGGACTGCTGGTCTCCCGCCACCATGTGCCGCGCCATCATGCGCGAGCTGGGCAGCGTCCCGCTCACCTCCACCGCCCTCATGGTCGAGTGGATCGCCAAGGAGCTCTCCGCCCGCGGTCTCGCCCTCTACGTCGACGAGTGCGACTACCTCGTCACCCGCAAGCACCTCGTCGAAACCCTCCGCGACATCCACGACCTCAGCACCCAGCCGCTCATCCTGGTCGGGATGCGGGAGTTCCTCGCCACGGTGAAGCAGCGCCCGCAGCTCTCGGGCCGCGTGTCGCAGACGGTGGAGTTCCTCCCCGCCACCGACGCCGACGTCACCACGCTCGCCAACACCCTGTGCGAGGTCCCCGTGGAAGCGGACCTCCTCGCCCAGTTGCACCGCGAATCGGCCGGCAGCGTGCGGCTCGTCGTCGTCGGTCTCGCCCGCGTCGAAGGCTTCGCCAAGCGCAACGGTCACAAGGCCGTCTCCGTCGCCCAGTGGGGCGACCGTCCCCTCACGCTGCTCGGGAGCGCGCGATGACCCGCTCCGTCACCAAGCGCGGCATCGTCCTCAAGGGCGAGCTGTACATCCACCCCGACCTGGCGCGGCGCGTCGGCCAGCTCGTCCAGGTGTTCCCGGCCCCGCCGAATCGCCTCTTCGTCCGCGACCTCACGGGCGCGCAGATCTGCATCGCCGAGGTCTACGTCCCCGTCGACACCACCGGTGCTCGGTCATGATCGCCGCGTCGGGCCCGAAACCCGCCCAGCGGGTCTGGCACGCGCTGCGAATCGTCGGTCACCCCGCCACGCAGCACGAGCTGACGGAGCTCGCCGAGGCCTCGCCGCGCACGGTGCGCCGCACACTGCGGAAGCTCCGCTCCGCCGAACCGCCCTACGTCCGTCGCACCGAGCGTCGCACCGAGTCAGGCACAGAGACCCGCTGGACCCTCATCAGAGACGCCGGCGTCAACCTCCCCACCGCCGCCAACACCACCCGCCACGAAAGCAAGCCCAAGGAGAAGCGCATGTCCCGAATGACCGACACCGAGGTGAACGAGTCCATCGACCAGATCGGCGAGGCGCAGCGCAAGCTCGCCAGGATCAACGCCGACGTGGATGCCGAAATCGCGCGGCTCCGCGCCAACGTCGCCGCCTCCGTCCAGGAGCTGAACGGCACCATCTCCGCGGAGACGGACCGCCTCCTGAAGTGGGCCGTCGCCAACGAAGAGCGCTGGGAGGAAGGTAGCAAGCTCCAGTTCGCCGCGGGCGTCCTCAGCCTCAAGCGCAACCCGCCCAGCGTCACCATCAAGAACGAAGCCTCCGCCCTGTTGGACCTCCTGGAGATCGGTGGCGACCAGTTCGTCCGCACCAAGCAGGAGATCGACCGCGCCGCCATCCTGAAGAACCCGGAAGCCGTCGCGGGAGTGAAGGGCATCACAGTCACCCAGGGCGAGACGTTCAGCATCAAGCCGGCCTCATCGAACATCGCCACCTCGGTCCCCATCCGCCGCATCCCGCAGAAGGGAGGCCGCCGTGCAGCCTGACACCGCCTTCGCTCGGGCGTGCTGGTTCACGTGGCTGGCGATGCTGGCCGTGCGCGTTCACCGCCAGGCCTGCGAGCAGCGTCGCAGCGAGGCGCTGAAGGCCCGCGCGTACCAGCACGCGCGGCACCTCCTGAACCAGGCCACGAACTGGGGCGAGCTCGCCATCCGCCCGCCCTGGCCCGACCGCCAGCGGCGCCGTGAGCAGCTCGCCATCGCCCGCTACTGGCAGGTCCACGGCGCGGACGACGAGCGTCATCTCCACGCGTGCACAGAGCTGTCGGACTGCGCGCGCTGCGCCGGCATCCTCGACCGCTTCGAGCGCGGAGGCCGGCCATGATCTCCGCAGACACGCTGGAGACCCTCCGGTTCTACAAGCGCGACGACGACGCCGTGTGCGTGGTGAAGGCCCCCTCCGAGATTGAGTGGGTCGTTCGCCAGTTCGAGGCGCTGGTGCACGGCAAGCGGCGCATCGTTCGCTGGATGGGCGGCGAGTACAAGTGGGAGGTCCGCGGCCACGGAGAGAATCGGCCCGACCGTATGGGCCGCGCAGACACGCTCGAAGAGGCGATGGAGGCGTGCATCAATGCCCGCTGACTCGCCCATCGACGTCCTGACCTGCCGCCTCCTGCAGCAGAGCCCGGATACCCTCCGCCACTACGTCCAGCGGCTCCTGGAGAGCCAGCACATCGACCTCGAGCTGGAGAACGCCCGGCTCGACGTCGCCCGCGCCGACGCCATCCTGCGAGGCATGCACTACGCCACGCTCAGCGTGGAGCACGAGCTCGCGCAGCTCGCTGTCCCCGACGGCGCCCGGGTCTCTCACCGCCGGCTCGCGCGCATCACCGAGCTCCAGGTCTCCTGGGCCGAGTGCCAGGTCGCGTTGCGGCGCGCCACCGAGGCACAGCGCGGCCTCTGGGACACGTTCATGCAGATCCTGCTGAGCAGGACGCGCGGGGGAACCGTATGACCCGCCACTACGCCTACGTCCCCAACAAGCGCCGCCCCATCCGACTCGCGGTCATCCTGCAGGAGGCGGTGCAAGGCTGGCTCGCCACCTACGGGACCCGCTGATGGCGACCTGCTGCGCTCCTGGCTGCAACGAACCGCTAGCCCGCGACTACGTCGCGTGCCCGGACCACTACTTCAAGATCCCCGCGGCGCTCCGCGCCGCGCTGACCGCAGCGTGGCGCAACTGGCGCGCCACCGAGACCCGCGACAGCGAGCAGGCCTACCAGCGAGCCCGCCGAAGGGTCATCGATTTCTTTGAACACGGAGGCAGGACATGATCCCACCAGACCCGTCGCGCAACGCCCTCATCAGTTCCGTGCACATCCAGGCGAAGCAGGCCGGCCTGGACGAGGACACCTACCGCGCCATGCTCGTCCAGGTCACCGGCCAGGACAGCTGCCGAAAGCTCGGCATGTCCGAGCTTCGCCGCGTCGCCGCCCACCTCCGCGCGCTCGCCGGCACCTCGTACCCCGGCCGCCCCACGAACATGGCTGAGCGCCCGCAGCTGCGGAAGATCGAGGCGCTCCTCACCCGTAGCAAGCTGCCCTGGTCGTACGCGGACGGCATCGCCCGCCAGATGTTCGGAATCGACCGCATCGGCATGTGCGAGGGCCAGCAGCTCGCGGCCGTCATCACCGCCCTGGACAAGGCAAAGCCCGAGGCCACCCCATGAACGACACTCTCGAAGCCGAGCCACCGCTCGACGCGCTCGAAATACGACGCGTGCGCGCCATCCTCCGGCTCTGGACCGGCCCGTTCGACCTCGTCCTGGCTCGCGCCGCCGCAGACGCCACAGGTGCCCAGACCGTTGCTGTCACGACGGCTGTCCTGGAGCCTATCTTCGTCGCAGCGGCACGAGCCTTCGACCTCCCGCGCGCAGCTCTGTTCGCTCGCGATCGCCACGCCGAATCCATCCTCGCTCGCGCCGCCGCGGTCTGGCTCGCCCGCGACCTCACGCATGCTTCCTTCCCGCGCCTGGGCAAGCTGATGGGGCGCGACCACTCCACGCTCATCACCGCAGCGCGGAAGGCACAGCAGCTCATCGCCACCGACGTCCGCTTCCGCACTCGGCTCAACCAGCTACGGGTGGAGCTTTCCAGGGGGGCTGCTTGAGACTTCCACCACTCGTGCACGAAATCGCCATGGTCATCGGCCGCGAACGGGCGCTCCAGCTCGTCGAGAAGTTCGGGGGTAAACGCCTCTACATCCCCCGCACCATGACCTCCGAGCACAAGATCGCGCTCGCCATCGGCCTCGAAGGGGCG